AAGATAAGGGTAAATTGCTTATCAAAAACCTCACTTAAAATGTGAGGTTTGCCATAACCGGGATAAATACTATTGACAGGAGAAGAAAGTATTGTTATACTTACTCATCGTGTTAGTTACTTCATGGTGAAGTAGCGAATAAAAAACGAGACCATCTCAATTTATAAGGAAATATTATTATGGCATCACTAGCAGAAATGCGCGCCCGTATTGCAGCGCAAGACAACAAAACAAGCAATAAGGGTTCTAACACCCAATCAGACAACTCAGTCTATCCCCACTGGAACATGGATGAAGGCACTACTGCTTCACTTCGGTTCGCACCTGACGGAGATCCTAACAATGAGTTTTTCTGGAAAGAAAAACAAATCATCAAACTTCCATTCAATGGAGTTAAAGGTTATCCTGATATGAAGAAGGTTGATGTACAAGTTCCATGTATGGAAATGTATAATGAGAGTTGTCCAATCTTGGCAGAAGTTCGTCCTTGGTATAAGGATGAGACATTGAAAGAAATGGCTAACAAGTATTGGAAGAAGCGTTCTTATTTGTTTCAAGGGTTTGTTCGTCAAAACCCAATTGGTTCAGATACTACTCCGGCGAATCCTATTCGTAGATTCATTATCAGTCCACAAATTATTCCAATCATTAAGAGTGGTTTGATGGATCCAGAAATCTTAGAACTACCAACTGACTATCTTAAAGGTCTTGATTTTACAATTAAGAAAACTAGCAAAGGTGGTTATGCTGATTACTCAACTAGTAATTGGTCTCGCCGTGAATCAGCATTGACTGAGGCAGAACAAGCAGCAATTGAAGCACATGGATTATTTAATCTTGCTGACTTCTTGCCGAAGAAGCCTTCAGAAGCTGAATTGCGTATCATCAAAGAAATGTTTGAAGCAAGTGTTGAAGGTCAGCAATATGATCCTGCACGTTGGGGTCAATACTATCGCCCATGGGGAGTTGACGCCCCTGCAGGTTCAACTACACAACCAGCTACTACAGCAGTAAAAGTTGCACCAGTTGCAGCTTCTAGTCTACCCGCTTGGGAAGATGATGTTAGTGCAGCAGAGGAATCTTTTGTAAGTTCTCCTGTAGTTGTGCCAAAAGAAAATGTATCAAGTGATAAAGCACAAGACATTTTGGCAATGATTCGTGCTAGGCAAAAAACTGCTTAATCTTTATAGGGGCTCAGGCCCCTATCTTAGAGAACACTATGACACTCCCTGACGAAAGATACCGTGCCTTAAGGCAAGGTAAAAAATTATTAGAGGAATTGTGCGATCCTGGACGTACTCCACGAGTACCTAGTTTAGTCAGAGACCGCGCAAGAGCCGCACTAAGACACTATCCGCAAGATTGGGAAATTGATTCAATGGCTGAAAAATGTCCCGATATACTTGATAAAGTATCGTTTAATGATAGAATATATCTTAACGGTACACATAACCGATAACAACAGAAAGAGAGAATATAAATGGCTAAGCCCTTCGATGTATCAAAATTCCGCCGCGAAATTACTAAGTCTATTGAAGGACTTAGCATAGGATATAACGACCCAACCGATTGGGTTAGTACAGGAAATTATGGACTTAACTATCTCATTAGTGGTGATTTTAATAAAGGCGTACCTCTTGGTAAAGTTACTGTCTTTGCCGGAGAATCTGGATCAGGAAAAAGTTTCATCTGCTCCGGAAATCTCGTTAGACACGCACAACAACAAGGCATCTACGTTGTCTTAATTGATAGCGAAAACGCATTAGATGAAAAATGGCTACACGCATTAGGTGTGGATACAAATGAATCTAAATTGCTTAAACTTAACATGGCTATGATTGATGATGTGGGTAAAACTATATCAGAATTTATGAAGTCATATAAAGCACTACCAGAAACGGACAAACCAAAAGTATTATTTATTATTGACAGTCTTGGTATGCTATTGACTCCAACTGACGTTAATCAGTTTGAAGCAGGTGACATGAAAGGTGACATGGGTCGTAAACCCAAAGCACTAACTGCACTTGTTCGTAACTGCGTTAATATGTTTGGTAGTCATAATGTAGGATTGGTTGCTACTAATCATACGTATGCAAGTCAAGATATGTTTGATCCAGATGACAAAATCTCCGGTGGTCAAGGATTTGTTTATGCAAGTTCAATTGTAGTTGCCATGAAGAAACTCAAACTCAAAGAGGATGAAGATGGTAACAAGGTTGCTGAAGTAAATGGTATTCGTGCTGCTTGTAAGATTATGAAAACTCGCTATGCAAAACCTTTTGAAAGTATTCAAGTTAAGATTCCATACGAAACAGGTATGAGTCCTTATAGTGGATTGACTGATATGTTTGAGAAGTCTGGTGCATTGAAAAAAGAAGGTAACAGTCTAGTATATACTACTGAAGATGGTGAAATTCTTAAATCATTTCGCAAGGGATGGGAAGCAAACAAAGACGGTATCCTAGATAAAGTCATGTTAGAATATACTGGAAAAACTAAAAAAGTGATAAGTAATGTAACACCTCAGGAGGAAGTTACAGAATGAGTTTAGATGTTATATCAGAAGTTTGGGATGCATTACGTGAACACATTGATTTGAGTGAACGTAATGATGCGGCAGATACACTTGTTAATTTTTTAATTGATAATAATTTTGAGATAGAAGATATCAAAGATGCCTTCAAGGACAAAGATATCACTAAAGCATTAAAAGGTTACGCCAAAGAACATTTCCAAGAAAATGACTACGAAGAAGATGAAGATTTAGATGATTTAGACGAATGGGACTAAATGAATTGGTACACACGCATAACAGTAACTTTGGGTGAGATACCCGATTTTATTCAATACTTTGAATCTGAGTTAGAAAATGCAAAAAAAGAAGTAAAGGTATACGGCAATGTTGAAAAGAACATTGCTGCTATTCCCGGTGTTACAGAACACAGATTCAATCAGTTACAAGAAGTAGAAGCGGTATTAAATTTCTTGAATATTCAATTAAAGAAGATTCGCCGAAAACATTTTCAAAAATATTTAGAAGCGTATAATAGAGCATTGACAAGTCGTGATGCTGAAAAGTATGCTGAAGGTGAAGATGAAGTAATTGATATGGAAGTATTGATTAATGAAGTAGCTTATCTTAGAAATCAATTTCTTGGAATCATGAAGGCATTAGAGTCAAAGAATTTTATGTTAGGTCACATTGTTCGCTTAAGGGCGGCTGGTATGGAGGATATTACAATTGGTTAATTCAAACAACGCAAAACAACTCGCGGCGCAACAAAGCGCATTAAAATCGCTACACGTTACTGGGGCTAACATAAGTCACAATACAATCACAACATTGGGCTCACGTAACCCAGGACTTAATTTAAGTACTGTTACAGGATTGAATGGTAATGTTATTTCAGGAGTGAATAGGAATAGTAATATTTTTTCAGGATTGAATAATTTAAGTGGTTCTGTAACGTGGGATAGTAATAGTAGTACTAATGGTAATGTAAAAAAATACGAAGTGTTTGAAACCTCAGAGGATATTTTAGCATTAAGTGTTACTTGGCATAGATTGCGTCTACTGGGTAATCGTATCATTAATACTATACGACCAACCACACTTACTGATAACATTTTGTTCACTGAAATTAATCAGGAAGATAGAAACCGTGCTGATATTATCCGCGACTACTACAGCAAGAAACTTATAGTTATGACTTTGCGTGGACAAAGGATAAGTAAATTTAGAAAAGATTTGAATACTTTTATTCACGGTGATTGTAAAATAGTCAAAGAAGAAATGATGCCATTAATATTTCGTCTACCTGAATTCTATGATTATGATATTCAGTTGCAGGAAATGTTCAGTGATTTGAATAAACAGTTTGAAGATACCGAAGATCAAGCATATGGAGCAGCATATGGAGGTAAAAAAATCTTAAAGCCTATGAAAAAGTTTGTAGTTAAACTTAGAACAAACAAATTTTCAGAGTACTGGTTAAAGGATGATGATAACAAAGCCTACAAAATTGAAATACCAATTGAAAACAAACTGAATCATCTTTGGGAACACTTTTTTGAGCAAGAATCTATTCCCCTACAGGGACATTTTAGACATATGGAACGAGACGGAATCAACTATTTTCATCTAAAAAACTGGGAAATTGACTTTACCAAAACTTGACATTAAATGGTTTTGGGTATATAATACATACTTAGACAGTTAATTAAAGGTTCAAATGAAGTTTACACTGATCACTGCAAATGGTAAAGTGATGACATTCTTTATTAAATCTGTCGCCGAGACTTATCAACAAGCATACGGCGGATCAATAGTCACTGATGAAATTCTTGCTGAAACTGTAACCGCTTAATTTGACATTAAATGGTTTTGGGTATATAATAGAGTCTTAGATTGATTAACGGAGCAAATATGTCTGAATTCACTACTTGGGAAGAAATGAGCACTTTAGAGCAAATGGCTTCCCAGTACTGGGATATGTACAAGGACGCTCACGGCATCCGCCCTCGCGGCATTGATACGTCCAGCTGGACTGAGGCAGACTTTAACAAGGAATTTGAGGAACTGAACCTCATTTCGGAACTCAACTGTCGCCAGCGTCGGGAAGATGAGCAGGTTGCGGCTAGGAAATTTGAATCTCGGGTAAAAGAATTGATGGAGATCGGTGCCAAGGACCGTGAGATGGCTATGCGTTGGATCCACGAGGCAGAAGGCTCTAACGGTGATGACGAGTTTCTGTGCTAT